TGGCAGCATAGTCCTTGTAGGCCACGCTCAGGTCTGCGCCCTTGGCGATGCCGGGAATCTTTCCGCTGCTGGTGTACTGCCACATCCCAAAAGGCCAGCCGGGGGCGGGCTTCTTGGTGCGGTAGGCCGCCAGCCATACGTCGTAGGGCTTGAGGGCCGCTCCACCCATGTAAAGGTTGGTCTGCCCGAAGTTCAGGCCGGTGTAGAGCATGGCGTACACGCCCCAGCTCTCCACCACGCTCAGGCAGTGGGCCACGATGTCAGTCAGGGCGGACTTGCTCAGGTCCGCCTGCAGCTTGTCCTCGATGTCCACAGCCACCGGCAGCTGGAAGGCTCTGCCGCCCAGCGCCTGCTTGAACAGGGCCAGCTCCTTGTCGGCCTGTGCCTTTGTGGTAGCCTTGAAATAGCCATACACGCCCACCGGGATGCCCAGCCGGGCACACTCGGCGTAGTTGCGGGCAAAATAGGGGTCAATGTAGGGCTTGCTGGGCTTGCCCTCTTTGCTGTTGCCCATGGCCCGGATCATCACACCGGAGACAAGGCCGCTTGCTTTGACCTTATCCCAGTCAATGCGGCCCTGCCATTTGCTCACGTCAAGTATTGTTCTGGGCATTCTGCGCCTCCTTTGCAGTATTCAAAGTGACTCCCGCATAAACTCGCCAACTCGTACCGGCATCATCATTGGGCCAAATCGTGACATGCTTTCCACTGCAGATTGGCCATGCATGGAATTGTCGAATCCCATTTGTTGTGCAGGGATGATGCGGTAGCTCGTCCATGGTCATGGTATGCACATGGTAATGCTGCGGGTCTTTCTGATACTCAGCTCTCTGTAGGGCAACAGCTTCCTGCACGATCTTGTTAAGCCCTGCCTGGTCATACTCCATTTTGAAAGTTCCGCTCTCGAGCAGCTCGTCCAATGTTCCCTCCAGGGTCGTGTCACCCAGTGTGATGCGCACCTTCAGGTCATCCATTGCTCTGCGCCTCCTTACTGTGTGATTTCCTCAAAGCCGCTCTTGATAAGAATCGCCTTGACCTTCTCCTTCAGCAAGCGGGGGCAGCGCTCATACAGAGCTTTTGCCTCCTCCACGGTCTCAGCAGACATGATTTCCTGTGCCCATAACATAGCCATCATAAATACCATCCTTTCGATTTTTTGTGTGATTTTACGCATAGACAGTCTCGCTCATCTCAAGCAGACACTGTTTCAGCATCTCGTTTTCCTTTTGCAAAGCAGCCAGTGTTTCAGGCAGCTGCGCCATCTTAGTTTCATGCTCCTGCTGCCGGGCCTGTTCGTCCAGTTCGTCCTGCGTGTACTTGATATACCGCTGGATTGGCACTGTCTCATCCCAGGCGGGCTTCGGTTCAACACCGGGAACATCGATAACCTCTTCTACAATGGTGCTGCCATTGGCAAGATGTTCGATAGGAACGTAATGGCTGACCTGCTGAACCCCAGCAATCGCGTCATGGTGCACGATTTCCACGTCATCCACCAGCTGGCCCAGTGTCAGGTTGGGTTCACTAGTCAGCTCAACGCCATTTTCATCAACAATTTTCATATTCATCCTACTCTCTGCCAGATATTTACTGCGTAATACGGGTTCATAATATCAAAGGCCTGCCCGCCTCCGGCGCTGCCGATGGTGGCCGTATGGCTGTGCGTGCCAGCGGAAGAGGTCGAGAAGGTCGCAACATTCAGTCGTTTATTGCGGTATGCCGTAGGCCCAGGGCCGAAAACCCAGTTCCTTTGAATAGAGCCCGATACCGTATGGGTGTGTGCGCCATCCGTAGAAGTGCTCCCGGAGTGGGTGTGAGCTGCGAGATTACCTGCCGTAAGCGAAATCTGGGCTTGCCCACCGGTTTCACCAGCTTTGAAGGTGTCTCCGGCAGCTATGATGATGCAGTTCTTTAGCTGCATCCACACGGTATCTGGATAGATCGCGGCGGGGCTTGTCCCGGAATGCATTTCCAGAACAGCGTCAACCGGAGGGATCCACTGGGTATCTTCCTGCTTTATAACTGATCCAATCACACTTTGCACCCTCCTAGCTGATTCTTTCCCAAGCATAGCGGACAATGTACGGGTTAAGAACACTGAACGCTTGCCCGCTTCCTGCGCTGCCAACTTCTACCGTGTGGCTATGGTTGCCGCTGCTGGATGTGGTTATCGTTGAGTTGTCGATTGCAAAATTGTTACTTCGTGACATCTGGCCGAGCTCCCCATATGCAGAGGCAATCTCCGCGATGTATCGGCTGTGCGTATGCGATGATCCCGAGGAAATACTGCAGGCGTGTGCATGGCTCGGAAGATTACTTACGGCCAGCTGCTCTGAAGCACTGCCACCAGTCGTTCCGTTTTCGTAGCTTGTGCCAGCGGCAAGAATGGCCCTGTCTTTGATCTGCGCCCACGTTGTTCCTTCGTAGATAGAAGCAGGACTAACGGCGCTTGCACTTTTCCATACGTACCCAACAGGAGGAACAAACATGGATGCCTTAAGCCCTTTTACAAATCCAATCATATAAGCTCCTCCTATGACACTCTGTACCAGATATACTTCGCAACGTACGGGTTCCTAATATCAAAGGCCTGCCCGCCTCCGGCGCTGCCGATGGTGGCCGTGTGGCCGTGCGCACCATTGGAGGATGTCGTGTTTGTTGGGTACACAGGGCGATAATCATCGTAGTTGCCTGTGTAATCATAGTCGGACATCATACTAACGCTTCCGGTATCATAGTAACTCGTTACAGTGTGATAGTGCTCACCGGAGCTTAGAACCGTAGCACTATGGCTGTGCGCTGGCATCTCATCCACGGTCAAGGTGTGGGTGGCCGAACCGCCTGTACTGCCCAGTGAGTAGCTTTCTCCTGCACCGATAAGGAACCGGTCGGTAATCCGCGCCCAGCTGGTGCCGTCATATAGCTCTGCCGGGCTGGTAGGGCTTCCTGTGGTGATGATCATGCCCACGGGCGGCACCCACGTTTTGCTTGGTGTACTTACAGCTCCAAGCGCCATGACTCATCCCTCCTTACACCGGGTTCTTGTTGGTCAGCAGAAGCCGCAGGCTGATATCTGCTGTGGGAACCTTTTCGGCATAGAACCGGCAGTATCCGGCACTGGTTTCGCAGATCGAGCCAAGGCCAGCTTTCTGGGCCACGACCACGCTCTCGAGGCCGACCGTGGCACTGGGCTCCAGCGCTGCGGTGCATCCGCTGACGGTCGCATCACACTGGTAGGCCCAGCCCGCGTTCTTGGCTGCTGTGTCCGAAGTGGCTTTCCAGCTGGCAGCGGCAAGGGCGATATCGTATGCCTTGATAATGCTTGCAAAAGCCTTTCCGACCGCTGCCGCGTCCGCAGGAGCGTTTTCTGTGTTCAGGGCCTTGTCCGTGCCTGCCCGCGTGCCCGCCAGCGCTGCAGCATCCTCTGCGGCCTTCTGCGCCTTTTCTGCTGCCTGACGGCTGGTGGATGCCTCACCCGCACTGGTGGATGCCTCCCCGGCCTTGGTGGCGGCGGTGGACGCGCTCCCCGCAGCGGCGGTGGCCTGCTGGGTGGCGGTTTCTGCCGCAGTGGTGGCCGTCCTTGTGGAGTTGGCCACGTCGCTCAAGGCTGTGGTGCGGGCCCGTGCGATGTCCTGCAAGGCGGTGGTGTGCTCCGTTTTCGTGTCCTGCAGGGCCTGCTTGGCTGCGGCCTCACTGGTCTTGGCGGCGGCCTCACTGGCGGCGGCGTGGGTCTCACTCAGGGCTGCTGCGTCCTCGCTGGCTTTGGCGTTTGTCTCACTCGTCTTTGCCGCATTCTCACTGGCCTTTGCATTGGTCTCCGATGTTTTTGCGTTGGTCTCACTGGTCTTGGCTCTTACCGCACTCGCTTCCGCCTCCTTGGCTTTTTTGGTGCAGGTGTCCACCCTCGCATCCATGCTGTCGGCACTGGCCTTTGCCTTGTCCGCGCTGGCTTTGGCGTTGGTTTCGGATGTTTTTGCATTGGTCTCGCTGGTGGCGGCCGCATTCATGCTCTCCAGCGCCTGCTTGGCGTACTTTGTCACCTCGGCCACAAACTGCTCATAGATGCTCGGCGTGATGTTTTCGGTGGTCGTGTCGGTGTCGATGGTGTCATAGCAGGTGTACTTGCCGGGCTTGGTCATGGCAATGTAGCCGCTGTCGTTGATGGCCAGCAGCATCCAGGTGCCCTCTTTTTCCAGTGTCCATCGCCGGTCTACCAGTGCACTGTTCTGTTCGTTCAGGATCTGCGGGTCCGGCTTTGTGCCGCTCAGGCGCTGCACATGCAGGGTCACGGTGCAGTTCTTCCACTCTTCCGGCAGCTCAAAGCGGAGCTCGTCCACCTTGGCGCTCCGCACACCGCCCAGATACAGCGTCTCAATGTTCGCCCGGAACGTTGAGCCGTTGTCCTGCAGCTTTCTGATCTTGATATCCAGTTTGCTCACAGTTTCACTCCCTTCACCAATCGGGCGCACTCCTCTATCGATCCAGAGGTCTCATTTCAGATTTGTGCGCCCTTCCTGCCCCTATCCTATCACGCCCCGCCGGGTGCAACTACCCCGGACATACAAAAGGGAGACCGTTCGGGGTGAACGGCCTCCCTTTCTTCTAAGCAGGGCTCCCCCCTCGGGGGAGCTGTAAGCAACTCCGCCTTTGGCGGATTGCGCACTGAGAGGGTTTCACCTCACCCCTGCCCACTCATCCTTGCTGTTTTTTGCCTGTTCCTCCTTTTTTGCCGCGTCCTTCACCCACTGGGCAAAGTTCTTTTCCTCATACATGGCCGTCCCGTCCTCTTTGGTCAGGCTCGTCAGCAGCTTCTCCAGCTTCTCCCGGTCGTGGTCGTTACCCGCCAGATACTCTTCCTTCACCGCCGCCGTGATCTTCGTCTTGATGCTGCCGTCCTCCTTGCCCGCCGTCCGCAGCCGCCGGATCTCGTCCTGCACGTCCTTCCGCTTTCCGGTTTCCAGTGCGTCCGTCAGGTCGGAGTAGACCGTCCGGTCCTTGTCCCCGGCCAGCAGACTGTCGGCCTTCTGGTTGATTGCCCCGGTCACAAGATCAATAACGGCTTCCCGTTTCTCCGCGTCAGTTTTCACACCCTCCCGGATGCCCAGGGTCTCGTACATTTCCCGCACAAGCTGCTTTGTCAGCTCCTGCCGTTCCCGGTCGTTGCCCTCGTTCCGGGCCCTGGCCGCCTGCTCTACTTCCGGGCTGTATTTCTTCAGCCGGTTCTTCAGCTGGCTGGCAATGGTCTTTTCGTCCTTGCCCATGGCTTCCAGCTTCGCCATAGCACCGCTGGCGTTGTCCGTGTCCCCCTCGGCAATGGCGTTGTACAGCCGGTCATACTGCCCGGTGGCGCTCGTCGGGGTCGAGCTGAACGAAAAGCCGCTTCCGCTTGCAATGTCTCGTGCATCTTCCACATAGGCATCAAAGGCATCCAGCATTTTCCGGGCGTTCCCCATAGGCACACCCGCAATTTCAAACCCGTACTGCATCAGGTTCACGCCTTCCTTTCGCAGTTTCTGGTGATACGCTTCCAGCTGTTCCTCCGTCATGTCACCGGTATCCTGCCGGACAAGGCTGGAAAACTTCGTTACTGCTGCAAAAAGATCATTCACAGCGCTGATGTTGGTTGCACTCACCACATCGTAATCCGTACCGTTCACTGCATTTCCCACAGCGCTGTACAGCTCGCTGCCATACAGGAAGTTGCCCGCAAAGCTTTCCGTGTACAGATTCAGGAATCGCTTGCTCACGCTGGCTGCGGTCACATCTCCGTTCTCGTCCTGCTCTCTGTCCCACCGGTGCAGCAGGAAGTCCGCACCGATCTTCATCAGTGCAAACACAGCAGTCTGGGTGATCTGGCTCACAATGGCCCGGTTCAGGTTCTTTCCGGCCCGCTTCACTTCTTCTGCTGTCTCGCTGCTGTGTGCAGCCTTGTCTCGTGCTTTCTGGGCGTTGTAGTCCATCACCGCATCGGCCAAAATGCCGTAGTTCTGGAAACGCTGGGTCGTGAACATGGTCAAGGTCTTGGTCATTTGATCCGGATTTCGCTGGATCCCCGCCCGCTGCATCGTGGTGTAGTTGGGCTGGGTCTCCTCAATGACCCGCTGATACATCTTGTTCACGGCTTCCCAGTAGGCTTCGCTGCCTTTCGTGGCTGCACCCTCTGCAAACTCATTGGTATGGTGCTCCACATACCGCTTGGAGCCTTCCCACAGTGCCGCTACCGTGATCTCGTCCATGCTGTTGATCCAGCCGGTCACCCACTTGGGCAGCTTGTCCATGGCCTTTTCTGCCGCGCCCTGGCTCACGCCAATGCTGGCAAGCTCACCCCGCTGGCTGCCCCGCAGTCGGTATCGCAGCAGCACATCCCCGTGCTGTGCGATCTCCGCCTCCAGCGCCGCCCGCTGCTTGCCGGAGAGGTTCTTCACAAACGGCACCACCGCCGCCATGGTATCCGCACCCAGTACCGCGCCTGCCGTGGGCAGAGATGCTGCCTGGGCAATGGCCACGCCCGGGTTCAGCGTCAGGATCGCGCCCGCATAGTTGCCGCGCAACCTGTCCAGCACTTTGGTCATTGTGGTCGAGCGCTTTCTTTGCGTGGTCTGCAGGTCGGTCAGCAGGTCATCGATGTAGTTCGTCGCGCTCTGGCCCCACTGCTCTTTCAGGATACCATTTTTCAGCATCTTGATGCCGTCCTCGGTCTCAATGCCACTGTTCAGCACCTTCTGCACGTCCCGGATGGGTGCCGCCAGTCCGGCGTAGGCTGCCGTGTCCCGCAAACTCCGCTGCACCACGCTGCTGCACTCCTCCAGCAGGATGGGCATCTGGCTCTTGACACGGTTCTTCAGGAAGCCCCGGCCCTCAATGGTGGCATCCAGTTTCACGCCCTCGATCTGGGTTGCCAGCGCCGTCTTGTCCACCGCAATGGGGTAATAGTTTTTCACGGTGGCCCGCTGGTAACCCAGCAGCTTCATGCTTGTCTCGTTGATCAGGTTCGTGGTGTAGCTGCCAAAGAATTGCTTCATGTCCTCGCACCAGGCCCGGTCGTAGTCGGTCATGGCCTTCTCTACGGCCTGGATCACGGTGTCGGCCATGGGGTTTCCCGTGCTGTCCGTCAGCATCCCGATCTTCACGGTCTGGCCCTTCTGGTAAGCCTTCTCAATGTCGCCCCTGTTGTATTCCTCCGCATCCGGGATCGTCAGGCCACCGTTCAGCAGGTGCTCCCGGCTGTCGGCGTTCTGCAGGTGCATGTACAGGCTGCACAGCTGGGCGTGGGTCAACGGTGCAGCCCGACCCTTGCTGTCCTTCAGGCCAATGTCCACCAGCTCCGCGCCCGGACCGGCGAATTTTTCCATCTGTCTCAGGTTCGCCTTGCCCGTCACATTGTCAAAGAGCTTCGTTCCCTCCACAGTGATCCGGGTCTGTTCCCGCTGGCCGTCATTCAGCATGGTGCCCAGCTTCTCCATCTGGCTGTTCTTTGCGTAGCCGCCCAGCATCCGGAACACACGGCCAGCCCCCAGCATGTCCAGGTTGTACCTGGTCAGGGCGCTCCGCAGCTTTCCATCGTTGCCCTTGCTCTGGCGCACCTCTGCAGCCGCCTCGTTGGCGATCTTGTCCACCGCTTCGGCTTTCTGCAAGCTCAGGGTCTTGTTTGCCGTCCGGATCACATGCAGTGTGCTGGTGGTAATGGCCTTCAGCATCCGCATCTGGTCCACCGTCATGGGCAGATAGGTGCGGTTCTCGGTCTCCCGGATCCGCTTTCTCAGCCGGTCACGCAGCATCTCGGCCTTTTCGCTGTCCGGCAGTGCCTCGGCCTCTGTCAGCTGCTGGTTCAGCCGGTCAAGCTGGGCCTGCTTGCTGGCATTCAGGTCAGCCTGCAGCGCGTCGATGAGCTCCGGCACCTTGCTCAGCTTCCAGTCCTCGCTGATGCCGTTGGAGCTGTTCTCGGCTCCCATCGACTGCATGATGCTGGTGCGCAGGGCCGTCAGCCGGGCCACGGCGTGGTCGTTCAGCAGGGTCATATCCGCCAGTTTTGCCACCTCTGCCGCCTGCTGGATCAGGTGGGGCTGCACATACCGGTCCTTGCTGGGCCGCAGGATCATCTGGTTCAGCTGGGCAGCATTGGCCCGGATGCCCCGCCGCAGCTCGTCCTTCTGCCGGCCGTCCCGGGCTTTCTGTACCCGCTTCTCAGCCAGCTTCTTGGCAATGGCAATGTCCTCGTCCCGCTGCTGCTGGGCCGCAGTGATTGCAATTGCATTCCTCTCTGCCTGCTTATCTTGCCATTCCTGAGCCTTGCGCTGATTTTCCTGTTCCCATTCCATGATCTCGTTTTCCTGGTGGATCAGCTGCCACTCAGCCCGATCAGCCCGGCGCTGTTCTCCTGCCACCTGGTGCGAAAGGTTCCAGTTCTCCCGCTTCAACTGTTTGTTTTCCAGCCGGATCTCGTCCAGCATCTGCTGGCGTTCTTCCTTCAGCCGCTTCTTTTCGGCCTTCCACTCCCGTTCGTAGGCTTCCTTCAGCACGTCCAGCTTTTCGGCCATATCGCCGTAGTTGGTGATGTCCAGCCCCAGCGTATCCAGATTCTGATCCAGCAGCTTTTCTGCTTTTTCATTCCGCTTCTGCTGTTCTGTCCACTGCCGCAGTGCTTCATCCCGGCTTCCGTTCCGGCTGTTCTCATACATCCTCCGGTTGAACTCCCGGTTCTGCTCCTTCTGCACCTTCCGCAGATCCTTCAGCGCCTGCTCCGCATTCTCCTCGCCCACGGCAGCAGCCACAGCCTGACGCTGCCAGCGCTGGAACCCGTCAAAGATGGCCTGTGCATCGGTCATCTCCGGCACGTTCAGGATATCACCCAGCATCCGGCCGGCCAGCTCCACTTTGGCATCCTCGTACTCGGCAGCATCTGCAAAGCGGCTCATCATCCTGGGCTTGATGGCATCGTGCACGTTCATCAGCACATCCAGCCACTCGGTGCTCTCCATGCTGGCCGCGCCGTCCACGCCTGCCGCCTGGGCCGCGCCCCGGAACAAGGCCGCTGCCCCTTCTTTGGTGCCGCCCATGGCCCGGGTGTCGTTGACGATGGCTTCATACACTTCCGCCGGGTTGCCGTCCCGCACACCTTCTGCCTGCCGCAGCTTCACGCCGTGCTTCCGGGCCTCGGCCACCGCTTCGCTCCACGTCCCGTACCGCTTCACCAGCTCCGCCTTGGCCGGGCCGTCCTTGTTCACCGTGTAGCTCAGGTCGTGGTATTCCGGGTACTCGTCCCACAGCTCGGTATTCCGGTAGGTCGCCCCGCTCAGAATCTCATCTGCAATGGTCTCAGACAGCGCGCTGGCCTTGCTCATGCTGGCCCCGTCCGCCGTCATGTACTCCACCAGCGCCCGGGTCTCTCCGGCAATCTTCGTCCGGTCGGCCCTGCTGCCGTTGGCCTTTGTCCACCGCACCGCCAGCCCGTCAATGGAATCCTGGCTGATCCGCACACCGTGGGTCACACCCATCATCTGGGCCAGCGTTTCCATCGCCGCGCTGTTGTCCGCAATGGCCCGGCTTGCCTGCCGCTGGGTGTTCTTCCGCGCGTCCCGTTCCGCCTGTTCGGCCAGCTGGAAACGGACGTTCGGCACCTTGTTCAGCAGGGCCGTGCGCTGGGCATCGTCCCCGGCTTTGTAGAGCTTCACATCAATGCCGGTCTCTTTCAGGCTGTCGATCAGGGTGCTACTGGTGTTGTCGGGCAGAATCGCCGCCCGCACCTCATCAAAGCCCACGGCCCGCTGGGGCTTCGCTTCAAAGTACCCGGTGGGAATAGCAGCCACGTTCTTGTACAGGTTCAGAATCATCTGGGCCGTGTCCTTGCCAATGGTATACCCCTCTTTTGCAAAGGCCTTTCCAATGGCTGCCGCCGTCTGTTTTCCCTGTGCGGCCTGCATCAGGATGCCGCCCAGGATTTCCCGCTCTTCAAAGCTGTTGTCTGCATGGGGCGTAGTCTCTCTCCGCAGCTTGTCAAGGATATCGCTGATCTGGTCATCTGCCTTTTCCAGCAGCGCCTTGTACTCTTCTTCCGGCATCTGCTGCAAGCGGCCTTTGTCCGCCCGCACTTCGTCCAGGTTCTGGTACTCCGCCGTGGCCGTGCTCATCAGGGTATTGGCTGAAAGGCCCCATGCGCCTTCTCCGCGTGCATTTTGCTGGTTCATGGCCTCCACCAGATTCTGCAACGTGTAGGGGTTGTGCAACTGGGCAAAACTGCGCCGGTTTCCGTTCCGGGTGTAAACTTCTTTTCCGTTGTAGATTCCCTTCTCACCCAGAATCTTCTCCACCTTCGGCAGGATCCATTCCTCCACATCCTGATCTGGTGCTTTCTCTTGCACTTCCTTCAGCATGGCATCGGTATCTCGCACCAGTTTTCCGCCTTTGTCCTCTGTCACCATGTAATCATAAGCGCTGTTCAGCAGCATCAGCAGCTTCGGACGGATCACTTTTTCAGCCTTTTTCTGAGCCTTTTCTTCGCTCCACCCGAACTCTTCCATCGCCCAGGCCTTTTCTGCTTCCCGCACCTTTTCCAGCACGGTATGGGCCAGATCATGGTTATCATTGGCCCGGTCGGTCTCAATGATGTTCCGCAGCGCTTCTTCACCGCCCACTGCTTCAATGGTCTTTTCGCTTCTCCGCACCTGTGAAGCAGTAAACCGTTCCTCCTGCTTCATGGCAACATCCACTGTCTCCCCGATGTCAGCCAGATATGCGGCCTTCACGCTTGGATTCTGGGCCAGCTTCTCTGCCAGCTGTTTCGGGCTCTTATCGGATGCTTCCATGTCCATGATTCCGGTGATGGCATTGCTCCGCGCAAACTCGCCGCCTGCCGTTTTCCGGCTCAGTTCGGCCAGTTCAGTGTTCAGTGCTCTGGCCTTATCCGGTTTCACCTTGTACTCCACATTGGGCCGGGTGGGTGTCCAGGCATCCGAACCATAGATACGGTTTGCCCGGTTCACCATGGGGTCAATGGTATCGGAGTTGAACACCAGCGAGATGGGGCCATACTTGGTGTGACCTTCCTGGGCTTTCACCACCGCAATAGACGGCGAGGGCATCCCGCCCAGCTCCAGCGCTTCCTGCAGGTTTTCGGCGGTCAGGTTGTGCACGGCCACAAGGTCTTTGTTCTGGTCCACCTCCACCGGAGCACTCAGCTGGAACCGCACCGATTTCTTCACAGGTTCGCTGTTTCCCTTGCTTTCGGAATTTTCTTGTGCTATACTGTTTTTAGCAGGAAAGCTCGGGCGTTCACCGCCCTCCTCGGTTTTGAGTACCGTGTCAGCGCTTTCCTGCTTTTGTTTTATCTGTCCAGCATCATCCAACACCAGCAAACTGCCGTCGGAACCGCACACTTCGTGAACATAGAATTTGTTTCCCTGCTTTGTGCTGCGGTATTCATTTACAATAACGGCCTCATAGATTTTGATACCGTCCACCACAACCGGAGCCACAAAGGTATGAGTGTTGTACCCCCGTCCTTTCCAGTTTTCCACGGAACCAATTTGTTCACCGTACCGGATTACGTTGGGAATGGCCGCTGCAGCGATCTGCTTCACCGGGCCGTTTCCATGCTGCACGGTTGCCTTGGCTCCCTTGCGGGTCAGTTCCACCACACCAAATCCATCACGCTCTACTTTTCCGCCAATGGATTCAAAGAATCGGACGATATTTTCAGCATTTTCTTTGCTGGTAGCACCGTACTCAATTTCTTTTCCAGTGATTTCAGCCGCCGGTGTCATCTGTTCCAACCGGCCAAGATTACGGTTCAGCTGCTTTTCAAGGGTTTCCTCCCCCTCCTGCAGCTGGAACCGCATACTGCGTCCTTCCGCCGCGCTCTCTGTCTTGGGGGCAGCGGCGTTTTCTTTTGCACTGCGCAGGTTGTCCATGGCCTTTTCGGCGTGGGCAAAGTATTCGTCCTGCAGGATGCGGCGTTCCTTCTCAGCCAGGCGCTGGGCCTTCCGGGCGGCGGCGTTCTCCGGGTCGGCAGAAAGGATCTCCTTTGCCCGGCTCACGATGCTGTCCAGTATCTCCTTCACCCGGTTCATCACCTTGTGGATGGCTCCGGTCTTGCCGCTGTTCTTCTCGGCCTGCCCGCGCTGGAACTCCACCCAGCGCTTGAAATCCTCCTCGGTGGAGAAAATGCCTCGCCAGGCATCTCCCACCAGCTCCTCGGCAGCTTCCTCATAGGTCAGGTTCTGCTGGGCATAGTCGGTCATCTTCTCCCGGATCATCTCGTCCACGGTCTCAAAGCCGCTGCTCCTGGCCAGATACAGCAGGGCATGGTCCTGCAAATTCTTTGCTCCCTCGCTGTCCAGTGCGTTGTACCAGTGGTAGTCCTCGTGCAGCACCGTGCCGAACGTATCCTGTGCACTGTCCCCAAAGAAGATCCGGGCCGTCTCCGTGTCCACATAGGCCCGCACCCGGCTGTCTGCCTGTCCTGCACCGTTCTGCAACACGTTTTTCAGAACCGCCGTGGTGCCGGTTGCCGCCGCGTTCAGCTCGATCACCTGGCTTCCAGCGTCGTTCGCGTTGCGCAGGGTTCCCTTGTAGATGGTCTCACCCCGGCCCGTCAGGCTCTGTTCCGTCAGCGTGCCGCCCAGCTGGCTCTTGGCCCACCGGGTATCTGCCGCATCCCTGCCGTAGGTGTAGGCGATCTCCAGCGCGTTCCTGCCCTTGAGGTTGCCCAGCACATAGTTCACGTTGGCCGCCATGCCGCTGCCGGTGCCTGCCAGTTCCAGCGCCTGGTCAAAGCTCTTTACATCCTCCATCTGGCCCAGCCGGTATAGGGTGGATGCTGCCGCCGCATAGCGGTCACTGTCCACGCCTTCCGGCTGTTTCCGGCTGATCTCCTGCGCCGCTGTCTTGCTCACACCCCAGCTGCGCAGCGTCTCCGCCGTACCGCTCTGCTGTGCTTCCCGGCTCTGTGTCCCCCGCATCCCGTAGGTTTCACGGAGAGCATTCTCCACATTTTCCCCGGGGTTCTCCACCGCCGTGTCGTTGACATCTGATTCCGCAAGCGCTGCATTTCCGGCAGCGATCACATCTACCGGTTCCGCAAACGCTGCATTTCCGGCAGCGTCCGGCTCCTTCAGCGCCCGCTGCGCCGCCTCAAATGCCGTCCCACGGTCTGTCGTCGTCCCGCTGCCGCTGCCCTCCGCAGCAGGACCCGCCGCCTTGCGTTCCATCGTGCTTTGCTCGTCCAGCACGCTCTGCCCGTCCTGCCAAGGGCTCCCCTCAGTAGGGGAGCTGTCAGCGCCACTGCGCTGACTGAGAGGTTCTTCCCCGTCCACCTCCCCCGGTTCCCGCGCCAGCTCCTCCCGGCGCTGGTGTTCCTTCAGCGCCTGCTCGTATGCAGCCTGCGCGGCATACCGCTCCACGTTGCCCCGCAGGCTGGAATCTCCCGCGTTCATCCTGGAAAGCCCTGTGCCCACAGCGCCGCCCAGTGCACCGGACGCGCCGCCGGAAAGGCCCGCTTCCAGTGCTGTAAGGAACGTATCCTTGTTGAACAGCGTCTTGGCCGCTTCCTGGTCGCCCATCACAGCGTCAATGGCTTTGTCGGCGTAGGTCTCCACAAAGGCCTGCATAGCATTGTCCGCGCCGCCGGAAATGGCGTTTGCAATGGCCGGGTAGGCTTCCCGGAACGCCTGGTTGCCCACCTGTCGGCGCACCCAGTCCGCAATGGTACCGGCCACCGTGTCCTTGGCGTAATCCGAACCCATGGTCTTGGCAAGATCGGCCACGCCCACGCTGTTGATGGCCCACCCGGCCCCGAACTTCAGGCCGGACTTCACCAGCGCTTTCTCCGGGCTTTCTCCCTTTTCATCACTGGCTGCCATACTGTCACCGGCACCCTGAGCGCTCAGCACCGGCAGCACCAACGCCGGGTTGATGCTTCCCAGCACAAGGTTTTCCGCTGCGCTGGTGGCCGCACCGTGCCAGAACCGTGCCGTATCGCTTTCACCGGCCATTGCATCTGCAAGGTCTCGTTCACCCTCTTTGTGGGTGTCCCGGCCCCATTCATAAACGCCCTTCAGGGGATTCGATTCATCCGTTGCCTTATCAAAGGTGTCACCGGATGCAATGCGCTCGTGGGCTTTCTGAATGAGTGCCGGGTCATATCCCGCCTGTTCCAACTGTTTGTCCGTGTACCGTCCGCTTTGGATGCGCCGGATCATCTGTTCTTCCTCACTGGCCACCATTGCCTGCGGCAGAGCACCCACATCCATTGCCACACCGCCGACAACATTTTTCGGGACACTCTTTACCGTGCCGCCCAGCCGCCGGGCTGCAATTTCCAGCGGATTCAGGTTGCCGTATGCCGTCATATAATTCCGGGCACGGTTGATCTCCGTCTGGGTGTAACCCATCTTCAGCAGTTCCGCATCCGTCCGCTCCCGGGTCTGCATCGGGGCCACACCTGCGCCGGTTCCGTTCCAGTCCACCTCCGCCGCATTGTCCGGCAGTTCTACCGGTACTTTCTCCGTCACCAGCTTTGCCAGTTTCTTGTTCCGGTCAGAGCTGTCCTTCCAGTTGTTCACTCCGGCATAAAGGTCAGAGTTCATTACCGTTCCGCCGGTTCCGCCCTGTTCCTCCGCAAACCCCAGGTTGTTCTTTGTCCGGTAATCGTCATACGCCTGTTCCAGTTGGTTGGCATTGTTCGCCGTACTGCCAAAGGCTCCCCTACTAGGGGAGCTGTCGCCGGAGGCGACTGAGAGGTTGTACGGAGTATCCGCTGCCCCCGTAGTGCCGCTCTTCCGGTTCTTCTCATACTCTGCACTCCACTGGGCAAGCTGGCTTCTGGAAACACGTTCTGTCCCGCTTTCGGCAGCTGTTGTCCCGCTGCTCACTCCCTGCGGTGTTCCCTTCAGGGCAATGGTCTTTGCGGTCTGCTTTTTCTGTTCCGGGTTCTTTTTGTCATATTCCCGGCTCCACTGTCCAAGCTGTTCTTTTGTAACCGCCATCTTCGTCATCCTTTCCTGTTTACCCGCAAGCCCTCACCGCACAGCGCACGGTGAGGGCTTTTCTCATTTCATTCGGTTCATGGCATAGTAGATTTCATCATTCGAGTACCCCTGATTTCGCAGATCATTGTAGATTTTCCGCTCATCGTGACCCTTACTCTTTCCGGCCTGCGCCGCCATCAGTGCGCCTCTTTTCCGGTTGTTTGTGATTGCTCCAAGGGTGAGGCTTTTGCTTTCGTTGGAGCCGCCGTATCGTGCCGCCGGGTCGGTCATACTCAGCACATTCGGGCTTGTGACCTTAACATTGTAATCCGTACTGCTCTGTTCGCTCACTGGGTATCCGTTTGCCGCAAGGATATTGTCGTACCAGCTGGTGTCTCCGCCTTTGGCTGCCACCGCATCCCGGTCTTTCTTCAGGTTCCGGATCTCGCTGTTGCTCCACCCCCCATCCGAACTCCGGCCGGACCCGCCGGAACCAGTTGCTGCTCTCTTTGCCAGTGCCGTCGAGAGTGCTCTCTGGGTCAGGGTGTTGTAGTCGCCCGCTGCATTGCTGTCCAGCCCGTACATCTTCAGCAGGTTGGCCGCTGCTTCCTGATTTCCGCTTGCCACCAGAGAAGCCGCGGTGCTCAGAACACCAGCCTGATCGTCCCGGGTCACCGGTGCGCCGTTGTAGTTGGCAAAAGCGTTTGCGTTCAGGCCGTACCGGTTCAGCACGTCGCTGGCCGCATCCCCGGCTCCCTGGGTGTACAGGTTGAACGCCTGCTGGTAAGCACTCAGGGCATCGCTCTGGTCGGTGCGGTTCTTGTTGTACTCCCACTGTTCCCGGGCAAAGTCATTTTCCCACTGCTGCTGGGTGTACCCTTTGTACCCATCGTAGGCTGTCAGGGCCGCCGAGCCGATGTTCTTTACCGTGTTCCAGAGGTTGTTCCAGTAGTTGTCGTTCTCGTTCCGGGCCTGTTCGCTCTGGTTGGCAAGGAAATTCTGCCACGCCGTGTGGCTGGCAAAGTTGCTGCCGTAGGCACTGCGGTCCAGCGCCTCGGTGTTGGCCATGCCGGAAAGGGCACTCAGCAGGTCGTTCTGCTGGTTCTTGTATTCGCTCAGTGCCTAGCCTCTCAGGCCGGGTACCGCATTGTCAATGCCGCTCAGCGCCTGCTGCTGGCCCTGCTTTGCCACGCTGTCGGCGTAGCTGCTGCCATACCCGCCCGCCAGCATCGCCGCGTTGGCCTGGGCGTTCTCCGCGCTGGCGGCAGCATTGGCCTGGGCCTGGGCGCGGTACTGCTGGTAGGCTTTGCTGCCGGTGTCCCAGTCGAACCCGCTGCCGATCTGCCCGGTCAGGCTGTCCATTGCGTCCTTGTTCCGGCTCACATAGTCCGCCGGGCGGTTGGCATTCCATTCCCGCTCTTCCTGTTCCGCCTGGTTCTTTCTCCGTAAGGTATCAAATAACATGTCGTTCTCCTTTTCTTCTGCCACACACCGGTCTTCAGATCACGGCAAACGCTTTCAGCACCCACGGCAGCAGCTGTGCGCCGACCTGCAAAACGTTCCCCCAGAAGTTGGTGTTGTTCGCATCCTTCTTCTGGTTGGCCCCCACCGCGTTGGCATATTCGGTCTGGGCACTGTTCAGCTGGCCATAGTAATTGTTCAGGCGAGTGTTGTAATCGTTGATCGCCAGCTGCTTCTGCTGCTGCAAAGAGCTCAGCCGGTTGCTCAGATCACTCTTCTTGGTGGCATATTCGTTGTAGGCCTGGCTGTACAAGCTGTCTGCCACGTCCGAAAGCCCGTTCATGGTGCTCTGGTAGGCCGTCTGCCCGCTGGAAGTGCCCCAGCTGTTGCCGTAGCCGCCGCTGCGGGCCGAAGCGTTGGCGGCAGCGTTCTCGCTGGCCAGCTCCGCACCCCGGGTGTACTGGTTCTTGTACTGCTGGTAAGCTGCGTCCTTGGTGTAGTCGTAAGAAAAGCCGTCCCGGTTCATCTTGTCCAGCTGGCTCTGCGTGCCGCTGATCTGGCTGTCATACTGGCCCGTCGTGTCCTCCGGCTGCTGTCCCTTCCAGTAATCCAGATTGTTCTTTGCCGTGGTCACCCGGTCATTGCTCTGGGCGTACTGGTAGCTGTTGGAATCGTTCTTTCTGGTTCCAAACACGCCGGTGCCCGCATTCTTTTCGCTGTTGCCGGTAATGCCGTCATACACATCCCCTATCATCAGCCCCACATTGTGGCCCGGAATCAGGTACTCCCACCATTCTCCTCTTGCCATCTTCTCACTGTCTCCTTTCGTTTACTCCACCTTCAGCCCCATGGCCACCAGCTTGTCCCGCATGGTGTCGCTGAAATTCGTCTCGTCCAGGTTCTGCATCATGTACACCATCTGGTCCCGCAGCTGCATCAGGTAGTTGTTGATGCTCCGCCTGTCCTCCGGGGCCATGTTGTCACTCAGTTTCGGCATGGCGATCTCGCCAAGCCTCGTAATATCTGCCATATAAAATCTCCTTCCTCTAAGCAGGGCTCCCCCTTCGGGGGAGCTGCAAGCAACTGCACCGCAGGTGCATTGCGCGCTGAGAGGGTCATCGTTTCGGCTCCCCTCCGGCCACCCGGTTGCCCCGGCTCTCTGCCATGCTGAACGCAATGCTCCGCACCGCGATCTGCCCGGTGCCCTTGATCCGCAGCCGCATGGTGTCGTGCCGCTCTGGCACAAAGGGCAGGTTGACCCGGGTGTATTTGTTCAGAACGGCTGCCTGGCCCAGCGTCTCCCAGGCCCCGCCCTCATAGCTGGCCTGCAGCTCCACAACGCTGTACGTCAGGGCATCCACCCGCAGAAACACCCGGTTGATGTACTTGTCTGCCGGGATGTTCAACCCAATGTCGCCGCTCACAGCCTCAAAGCCCACCTTCTGTTCCAAATTCGCCTTTGCCGTGTCGGTGTCCCGGTCGGCCTCCCGTTCCGGTTCGGTTGCCCACAGGTTCCCGCCGTCCCACTGGTAGAGCTGCCGCCCCGTGGAGCACATCGCCCAGCCGGAAGCATTCTCTTCTGCCGCCGTGTCCTCCTCGTGCCAGAGCCGCCGTTCGGTGTCGTAGACCAGCAGCCGGGTCTCGTTCCGGCCCGGCACCCGCAGATGCAGGTAATACCGGGTGTCCAGCACACCGCCCACCGCCCCGCGCACGTTCATCAGCCAGGTGTTGTCCAGTCCGCCGCTGATCTTCACCGGCAGGCTGCCGTCCCAGGCCATCACGCCGTCAGGGGAAAGGTAGTACAGCACCTCTGCCAGCACGCACATGCTCTTGCTGGCCTGCTTGGCCACGCCCCGGCACTGCACGCTCACCAGCTGATAGTCTGCCGGGCGGCTGCCGTAGAGCTTGTGCAGGCAGTTCTCCTTGAAGAACAGCACATAGCCCATGCATGTGGCCGCACCGGTAAAGGGGCCGTCACTGCCCACGTTCACGGCGTAGCTGTCCGAAGCAATGCCCCGGTAGCTGTACCAGTTGGTGGGGTCGCCCAGCTTGCAGCTGTAGATCACATTCTCCTCGCTGTTGCAGCCCCATACCCGGTTGGCGTTCTCGGTCACATATTCCAGCCGGGGCACCCGCCGCCGTGCGGTAATGGCTGCACCGCCCGCTGTGGCGCTCTCGCTGCCGTTCATGCTCTTCCAGGTGGTACCGCCTGCCGTCACGGTAAAGCTGCCGTAATAGCGTGCGCTCTCGGTCTTTGGGCTGCCGGTCAGCACAATGCTGTCCCCGTCCATCTGCTCAATGGTCACCTCGCCGTTCACACCCTCGGCCAGATACTCTTCCACCAGCCCGGGCACCTGCTCCACCGTAATGGTATCCCCCTTCTTGAAGCCCGCAGCGGCCAGCCCGGGCAGGGTCATCTTCACACTGTTCAAAAGGATCTCTGCCCACTTGCCGCTCTTGGCATCGTACTGTTCCAGCACGTTCACATAGGCCCACTTGCTGGAAGAGGAGTTCTGTTTCAGAAACAGCGTCCCGTCCGCCGGGCCGGAAGGTTCTGTGGTTCCCACGCTGCTCACGGTGTAGGTCTTGCCGCCCGCGTCGCAGGGGGCAATGGTCACCGTGCCGGTCTGGCTCCATGCGGCGCTCAGGGCTTCCAGCTTTCCGGTGGCCGTGTCAAAGCTCTTGGCATCCGGCCAGATCAGGATCTTTGTGCCCATGCCGATCATAATTTTCTCGCTGTCCGTCACGGCATTTTCCAGCACGATCTCCCCGCCCGCAGCCGCGGTGGCCACGTCGTCCTCGCTGTCCTCGGTGTAGCGCAGGGTGGTGCCCTCGCACAGCAGCAGGCCGTTCAGGTGGTACATCCCGTTGCAGCGGCCCATGGCCCGCATGGTGCGCCGGGGTGTCCGGGTCTGCAGTGCGGGGTATCCCCGGCTGGAAAAGTTCTTCATCTCGGTAAACTCCGCCTCGGCGCAGGCATAGCTCTCATTCAGGCCGCCAAAGGCCGTCTGGATGCTCTTCCCCGTCGAGATGCTGTATAAACTCGGCAGTGCCATCTCAGTACCTCCACTTCGTGGCCATCCTGGGCAGGTAGGTGTGCCTGCACCAGGCTGCAAATTCCTGCTGGTTCTCGTTGGCCAGCTGCATTTCGTTGGCATAGCGGTCGGTCTCGCCCAGGGCCGCGTCCATCTGTGCCGCCAGATAGTGGGCATAGTAGCTGTCGTAAGGCTCCGGCAGCAGCAGCTCCGCGTCCTGCCGCAAAAGCTCCTGCTCCCGGTCGTATAAGATGTCCGCACCCACGGCATCAAAATCGGTTGCGTCGCTCTTGTCCACCACACTCTTTCTCAATCCCGCATCCGCCTGCCGCAGCCATAAGATCTTCAGCTCGCGGTCAAACCCGTTGTTGGGCCGCAGTTTGTCTGCCGTTTCGATTGCTTTACCTACGGTCATATTTACACCTTCCCTCTGTAGCAAGGCCATCCCGTCCCCGGGATATTGGGCCTTATTCGTCCAGTACTCTCATCACCGGTCTGCCAAGGGCTCCCCTACTAGGGGAGCTGTCGCCGAAGGCGACTGAGAGGTTTAACAAATAACCCCCGGCACAGCGTGTGCCGCCGGGCCGGGGGGATGCATCTAAGCAGGGCTCCCCCTTCGGGGGAGCTGTAAGCAGCTCCGGCCATGCCGGACTGCGCACTGAGAGGGTTAAACTTACGCCTTATTCGCCAGCTCTTCCATGCGGGCAGCGGTCTGGTCGTCCTGTTCCTGGCTGTGGCGGATGACCTCCGCCACCTCCGGGGGCACCTCAATGTTCTTGCCGCGCTGCAACTGGTAGTTCACACCGTTCACGCTCACGAACAGGTCACCCTTGTACTTCCCGCCGTCCGAAAACAGCCGGATCGTCTCAGTCTTTTTCTTTGCTTCTGCCATTTTATTGGCTCCTTTCTATTTCCTCTAAGCAGGGCTCCCCCGAAGGGGGAGCTCCACGACATGCCGCCATAGGCGGATGGAGTGGTGAGAGGGTTAGTTCGCCTCAGCCGTTGCGCTGTACCGTGCGCTGCAGCTCTCAATGCGCACCATGTACTGCTCCACCAGACGCTCAGCGGTCTTGTGTGCCTTCCAGCCCACAGATGCGCGCTGGTTCAGGGGGTCGTCACCATAGCCCAGCTGCTTCACGATGTGCTCCAGGCCGCCGCCCTCGATCTCGGTGGAACCGTAGGCGTGGGCACCCAGGATCAGGGTGCTGAACACGGCCAGACCCGCCGGACAGCCGGTGCCCTTCCAGATCTTTGCCTCGCTGGTCTCCACAAAGCGCACACCGTGCAGCGTGCCGATCTCGCCGTTGTAGATCTCGTCCGGCTGGGCGTACTTGTGCACATCGATCCAGTCCGGGTCGCGGCGCAGTTCATAGGCCACATAAGGGTGGATGATGCCCACAAAGCTGGTGCCGATGGGGTCAGCGTTCATGGCCTTCAGCTGGGTGGCCGCACGGGCGATCAGGTCGCTGGTCAGCTGGCAGGTCGCGTCCAGGGTGGCGCGGCTGGTCACAGCGGTCTCCGCGCCGCCCTCGCCGATTTTGGGCGCATAGATCACGTTGGTGCCGCCCGCCAGCACATCACGCACGATGGTGTCCAGGGTGCGGCCCGCCTGGCTGGCAATGATCTTGGTTGCCTGCACGATGTTGTTGTCAATGGCGGTCAGCTGCAGCGTGTCGGTAATGGGCACCCAGCCGCCGTACTGCTTGACTTCAGCGGTAACGGTGGAAACGTTCATGGTCTGGCCGTCCGGGGTCACACCCTCGGTCAGCGGAGTGGTGGCCTTGGGCAGGCTGTCATACTTGCGGAACTCAATGTTCTTGCCGCCGTTGGCCGGAATGGGATA